GTGGGCAGAGCGCGTTGACATGAACCATTCCGGTGGCATCAGCCTGATGGTGGCAACAGGCGTACCGGAACGATAATGGCTCGCACCGTCAGTTTGCAGTACAAGCCGCGAGCATGGCAACGGACATGCCATGTCAGTAAGCGCAGGTTCACAGTGCTTGCCCTGCACCGTCGCGCTGGCAAGACTGAACTTGCCATCATGGAATTGATTGATAAGGCGATCCGGTTCAAGCAGGAACTTGGCCTGTTCTTCTACATTGCCCCGTTCCTGAAGCAAGCCAAGGCTATTGCCTGGGCGCGGCTCAAACAAAAACTTGCGCCCCTCCTCATGGAGAACGCCATTGACATTAACGAGGGCGACCTGCTCGTCACGTTCAAGCACAACGGGTGCGTCATCCGTATATTCGGTGGAGACAACCCCGATGCAATGCGCGGTGTGCGCCTTGACGGCTGCGTGATTGACGAGGTGTCGCAGGTCAAGCCGGAGGTGTGGAACGACATCATTCAGCCGGCACTGTCTGACCGTCAGGGTTGGGCAATGTTCATTGGGACACCGTCAGGCATCAACCTGTTCAGCGAGTTGTACTACCGCGCACAGTCGCTGCCCGATTGGAACGCCGCTCGGTACACGGTCTTCGACACCCAGGCAATTGATCCCAAGGAAGTCGAACGCCTGAAGCGCGACATGCCTGAGACTGCGTTTGCTCGCGAGTATCTGTGCGATTTTGCCGCCGCCGGCGATGACCAGTTGATCAGTTTGTCAGACGCTGAACTTGCAGCAAGCCGCGAATATACGGACAAAGACATTGAAGGATCACCCCGCATCATTGGCGTTGACCCTGCGCGGTTTGGTGATGACCGCAGCGTAATCTTCAAGCGTCAGGGTCTTGTTGCGTTTCCACCCCTTGTGTACAGGGGCATTGACAACATGGAACTTGCCGCTCGCGTTGCATCGGTCATGGAATCGTGGGAGCCGGACGCGGTGTTTGTTGACAGCGGTGCGGGTGCAGGAGTCATTGACAGACTGCGTCAACTTGACTTCGACCCCATCGAAGTGCCGTTTGGTGGCCGCGCCATTCAACCCGATCAGTTTGTCAATCGACGCACCGAGATGTGGTGGGGCATGAAAGAATGGATTGAGCAGGGTGGTGCAATACCAAATGACGTTGCGTTGAAGCAAGAGATGGCAACGCCTGTGTATTGGTTTGACCAGGCTGGTCGCAAGGTGCTTGAGTCAAAGGACGAGATCAAGAAGCGTTTGCAAGGTGGCGCATCACCTGACCTTGCCGATGCGCTTGCGTTGACGTTCGCATATCCGGTTCGTAAACGATCCCTATTTGATAAGTACAAGCGCAAATCAACTGCGAACGAAGAGTATGACCCATACAAACACGTTGTCTAGTACCCGTATGCACGGTGTAAAGGGCTAATTTATGCTGACGATTCGCCGCGCAACAATTGACGATGTGGAGGTTCTTACGCATATGAGTAGGCAATTCCACAACTTCGCGCCACACGCAGCGATGATCAACGCAACCGACACGGAATTGGAAGCCGCGATCCACGCGCTCATGGAACATGGGTGCTTGTTCGTCGCTGACCTCGGTGGGGTAGTCGTTGCCATGCTTGGCGCAATCATCAACCCCATTTGGTTCTGCCCCCGTGTCAAGATGGCGCACGAACTCGCATGGTGGGTCAACGAAGACGCACGGGGTAGCCGAGCAGCAATCCTGCTTGTCAAGGCGTACGAGGCGTGGGCAAAGGAACAAGGCGCACAGGTCGCCACAATGTCAGACCTGATGGTCAACACCACCGTGGAGCGGATGCTCACTCGGATGGGATTCCAGGCAAGCGAACGAACATACGCAAAGGAACTGTAATGCCACTATTCACATCAGTTGGACTTGCTCTTGGAGCATCAGCAGCAACCGCAGCCGCAACCGGAGCAGCAGCAATTGGAGCCGGCGCAGCCGCTATCGGCACGGGCGTATCTGCCGCATCTGCAATGCAGGGTCAACAGGCTCAACAAGATGCCGCTCGTCAACAAAAGAAAGCGCAGAACCAGGCAACGGCAGCAGCAGCATCACAGCAACGCCAAAGCGAGATGGCAATCAACGCTGCTAACCGCCGCTCCCCTGATGTCAGCAGCATCATGGCTGGTGCATCAAAAGCAGCAAGTGGTGGCCCGTCAGGAACAATGCTTACCGGGCCGGCAGGTGTTGACCCGAACTCGCTCGCGCTCGGACGCAGTTCGCTGCTAGGTGGATAAACATGAGTCAATACACTGGCGACAACAACTCGTACGAAAACGCTCCAACACGCGACAGGCTGTTCACGCGGTGGGGTCAACTCAAGTCTGAACGTGCGTCTTGGTGGGCGCACTATCAAGAGTTGACAACCTTCATCCTCCCTCGCAATGGTCGATACTTCACGCAAGACCGCGACAAAGGACACCGCCGACATAACGCCATCTACGACAACACAGGGACTCGCGCCCTACGAACTCTCGGTGCAGGGATGATGGCTGGTGCAACTTCGCCGGCGCGGCCGTGGTTTCGACTCGGAACCGCCGACCCTGAGTTGAACTCCTACCAGCCAGTTAAACTGTGGCTTGATGATGTCACGAAGCGCATGCAGTTGGTCTTTCAACGATCCAACACATATCGCGCATTGCACGGAATGTACGAGGAACTTGGGACATTTGGTACGGCCGCCTCAATCGTGCTGCCGGACTTCACTAATGTCATCCACCAGTACCCCGTGACTTGCGGCGAGTATTGCATTGCCACGGACTATCAGGGTCGCGTTTGCACCCTGTACCGAGAATTTGAAAAGACCGTCAGCGAACTCGTCAAAGAGTTTGGCTACAAGAACTGCTCGACAAGTGTGCAGAACCAATTCGACAGGGGTTCCCTTGACCAATGGATCACCATTATTCATGCGATTGAACCTCGCGCTGACCGCGATCATTCAAAGCGCGACAGCAAGAATATGCCGTGGGCAAGTTACTACTTTGAGATCGGAGGAGAGCCAAACAAGTTCTTGTCCGAGAGTGGATTTGCTCAGTTCCCATGCCTTGTGCCTCGCTGGTCAACCGTTGGGGGTGATATCTACGGGAACTCGCCTGGCATGGAAGCATTGGGTGACATCAAGCAACTGCAACACGAACAACTACGCAAGGCGCAGGTCATCGACTACCAGACGAAACCGCCGCTGCAAGTCCCGGCGAACATGAAGAACCGCGACGTTGAGATGCTGCCCGGTGGTATCACGTTTGTCGATGGTGTCAACTCAGGGATCAAGACCGCGTTTGAGGTCAACCTGAACCTGCAACACCTGCTTGGTGACATTCAAGATGTGCGCGAGCGTGTGCGCGGGTCGTTCTACGCCGACCTGTTCCTGATGCTTGCCAACGCCACCGACACCCGCATGACGGCGACCGAGGTGGCAGAGCGGCATGAGGAGAAACTGCTGATGCTTGGCCCTGTGCTTGAGCGTCTGCACAACGAACTCCTTGACCCGCTCATTGACATCACCTTCACTCGCATGGTTGCAGCCGGCATTGTCCCGCCAGCACCACCCGAACTGCAAGGAATGGACTTGAGCGTTGAATTTGTGTCAATGCTTGCCCAGGCTCAACGCGCCATCGGAACCAACAGCGTTGACAGATTTGTTGGGAACCTTGGTCAAGTCGCCACCTTCAAGCCTGATGTGCTTGACAAGTTTGACGCTGACCAGTGGGTTGACGCGTACTCCGACATGCTCGGCGTTGACCCAAGTCTGATCGTTGCTGACAAGCAGGTGGCACTGATTCGCGACGCACGGAACAAGGCGATGGCTGCAAAGGAGCAGGTCGCAGTGATGCAGCAAGAGAGTCAGACCGCTAAGAATCTTGCACAGGCTCCGACTGGTGGTGGTCAGAACGCGCTGATGGATGTGATGAACCAATTCTCAGGGTACGGATCACCTTCACCTTCTCAGGTGTAGTACCCGTATTGTGAATAACGCTCGCTAAATTTATCCAATGAGCAACTATGACCCGCTCGACATTCGTGGACAGGAGCGCACGAAAGCAGAACGCGATCTGCGCGACAAACTGTCCAAGGAAATCGAGGAATCGGATATCAAGTGGTTGATGAGTAGCAAGCGAGGTCGCCGATTCTTGTGGCGACATCTCGATCAGGCTGGAGTATTTAGGCTTAGTTTCAACACCAATGCAATGGCAATGG